TTTCTTTTCGATTTCTGCGAGTTGCTCTTTCAACTCCCTAAGTTGGACTTTCATCTCACGAATCTTATCGTCAGTATAGAGATGATCTTGCTTGATTAGTCGCTCAAGCAGCTTTACAAGTTTTTTTGCTCTACTAACCATTAGTCTGGATACCCATCATCGTCATCAAAGATTTCGTCGTAATCATGTAGTGTTTGGTCTTTGTATTCCAAATAACTCTGTGTATCAGAATACACTTCCGCTTTCAGAGAATCAACCAACAACTCTAGATTACGGACAATCAGTTTTAGTTTGTCTTTGTCCATAAGATAGTGTTCTCTCATCTCATTTTACACAAAAAAAGAGGGTTCGTCAAGAACCCTCTGTATCTTACTTACTCAGTAATTTAACTTCCGCATAGATTAGAAGCATAAATGCTGCAGAAAATGCAGTGAATGAACCCACTATTCCTGCAATCATTTTACTTTACCATTGTACGATTGACTTTTACGCCACGATACATGAGAGCAAAGTTCTCCTGTTCACGAACACGCTTTGCTTCGGCAAGAACCTCAGCATTGTGTTGTTCGGTATCGTACTTGTTGCCACGATAAGTAACTTGGGACATGGTTTTACTCCAAAGAAATGAGATGTGTTAAATCCCGTTCCTTCGGGCGGCGTTTGCGTTCGCTATTTGCGAATAGCGAATCAACGGATCCGTTGCGCGTCGTCCTACTTGCGTCCTATTCCTTTACCTCAAAACATGAGGGATCTGTCCATTTAGAATAACTCTGAATAAAGTCTACTTTCTGTGGAAGAGAAAGAGACTTAGTATCCAAAGTTCTTTCTACCAACCAATCAAACTGCTCACAAGTAAGAAGTAATGATGGTTTTGGAGAGGACAGTGCCAGCAGTAGAGGTAATATCATAGGATGAACGTAGAGGTATTGTACCTCGTTATTGGTATTTAGTCAAGCGACCCTACGAGTCAAAAATTTTACCGGAGTTTTTTCCGACGATCTGGGAAATTACTTCTTCTTTTTGGAATCAGAAGGTTTATAACCCCACATCTTAGGATTAATTGTTCCCTCTGTCCATTTCAATCCTCTCACATCACGATACTTATCCCAATAATGATCAAAGATATCAGATTGAAGTCCTTGGACAACATCATATTTTTGCTGCTCATTATCGCCATAAGTCACCAAATAAGAATCTCTTGGAAGACTCTTGTCATCAGCAGCAATTGGGTCACAATTTGTATGAATAATATTGATACCCTTTCCCATCAGGAACGACCACCCCACTTAATATCGGGATATGCTTCAGCAACAATTTCCCGTGTAATGTTATACATATCAGAAAGTTTTTTGTCTTTCACAAGACACATAATCTCAGCTTCAAGAGGATGAAGACCTTCAAGAAGATTGATAAACATAGACTCCCTACGAAGAGACTTCAGAGCAGGATTACCGCCTTTGACAAAGTGATAAAATCTTTTAAATTCCCTACGAATTGTTGTTCGCCCTTGTTTATCACTAACACCAAGGGAGAAAGATCCAGTCTCATGCATACGACGAATCTCTTCCGTCAACTTTGTGCTTAAAGTTCCACTTTGTGTCGTCTGTTCATCATATTGAGAGTAAGGTACATCCCCAGGTGGGAGAGCAGACACCACACTTTCATCAAAATTCCAAATTAAGATAGTCTTGAGAGGAACTTCCTCATATTTTTTGAGTGCAGCAATTTTCTTTGCCTTAGTTTTTTGTTTGGAAACAATATCCAAAATTTCAAAAACAAAAGGATTTTTTGGAAGATTGGGAAGAGTCTGTGATGGACCTTTAACAACTTCCGCCTTTGGTTTACTCGTCGTCTTCGTCGTCGTTGATTTCGTAGTCATGATAGTTCTCAAAGTTAAATGCAATCACCTCATCTGGAATCAAGTTTCCTTGGTTATCAAACATTTCGGGGTGAGGTCTTGGTACTTCCCGATAGTTCATCATATATTCTCTAGCAGTCCACCCAATCACAAGACCCACTACAAGAAATAGAATAGTCAAAAATGAACCAAAGACTAGACTAACTGCTAACATTTTTCTTTCTCCTGGGAATTACTTTTCTCTTCCTTGACTTAAAGGAAAATTCGAAATAGATAGTAACTTCCCTGTTCAGAAAGCAAACCATCTTTTCGAAGATGATGTGAAATGGGTTGGTTTGCTTTCTCTTACCTCCATTAAGTAGAAACTCAATACCACGATTTCTGTGGTTATCTGATTTATTTATGTTAGGACTTGATGACTTGTTGCTCTTTGAGGAATTTGATTGTGTCAACAGAACCTCCCAATTTTTTGTCGTCACATACTACCTGTGGGAATGTGGAACCTTTTCCAAACTCAGAATAAAATTCTTCCTTAGTAAAATGTTCACCAAGATTATAGACCACATAGTTGCTGTTTGTCAATTCTAATACCTGCTTGACCTTATAGCAATATGGGCAGTTGTCTTTTGAATATACAGCAAAATTCATAAGAGATTAATAAGATTTACAATAATTTATATAAAATGAGGGGGATGGTATTATCCTCATTATTATAACACCTTTTCCCCGCAAAAAGAGTATTCAGTTCCAAAGATACTAGGGTGATGAAGACTCTGGTGTTGGATCTGATTGGATTTGTGGAGCAACACTACTGTCCTCAGAATCTTGTTCAGTTATTAACTCTGATGGAGGAGATTCATTTATATACCCAATAACAGTGTTTGGAAGTTCTGGTGTGAGATAAGTAGGATTTTTAATATTTTCTATATATTTTTCATGATATATTTCATATTCATACTTTGTTTCATCGGAATCATCATTGACAATTTGATATTTTACTAATTTATCAAAAACCCATTGAAGAACTTGTGATTTTGTCAACTCATCAAATGGAATAAAATTATCTATATGATGTATATCTAAATCTACAAATGATAAAGTTTTTATTTGTAAAATTTTAGGATCTTCTTCATCATATGAATATAATTCAAAAAATACTCGATAAACAGTCCCTTCATTATCAAGAAACTTAAGGACAGAATTAATTGACCAGTCGTGTGTAATAGACATATTTAATCTTTTTTAGTATTTATTTTTAATCCAATCCAGAAATGTAAATATTTCCAGTAGTACTTATAGCTGCTACAGACGCATTTGTAGAAATGCCAATAGTACTTATTCCTATACCAGTAACTCCAACTAAATCAGAATCTCCCATTTTACCAGAATACCACTTATTAATATTATCTTGACGTGCATATGCATAGTATCCATTACTAGCAATACCAACAACATAAGATCCGATTCCAACTATCTTATTAATCTGGTTTCCTGCAAATGGATCTGGACTATAAACTCTTGTTAGTCCAGATGCATAAGTTGGATATCCAGTTGTTCCATCAACACCAGTGAATGTTGAATAATGTACCACATAATCAATATATGCATCAGTGCTTGAATCGTATGCAGCACTTGGGGGTGTGAAGGATGCTCCACCAGTAACATCGTACCTTGAGTTTCCTACAGTTATAACCAAGTCCGACATATAACCAGATACATATTGACCCGTAGTATGTGAAGATGATCCAATTTGAAGATATCCACTAGAACCACTAAGATAAGGAGCAGCACCTGCACTTACTCCATTTACATAGAAATATTTGCTTCCACCTTTTCTAATAACAGCATGATGATTCCAAGTGTTGGCAGATCCTCCACTACCATCACCATAATATGCATTACTTCTTATCATAAAACCGGTGTTGTATTGAATGTATTCCACCATGGTATTACCACCAGTATAATATGACCACCATTCGATACAGAAATCATTTTGTAGTGTAAAAATATTAGTCAAATTCACTCTCATATTAACGCCACCATTTAAATATAAACTAGTTGGTTGGAACTTAGTTTGAGCAGATGATAATGTAGGAACACCTCCGTAAGAAGAAAGATATGGAGTATTTTCAGCATATGAATCGGTATATGGAAATAGAGCTGAGGAGGTTCCGAGCGTATCATCAGTTGTATGGATAATTCCATTTGATAATCCTATCATATTCACAGTTCCAATTCCACCAACTGCAGTTACAGTAGAACTAGAAGGAATACTACTTAAGTTAGAAACCCTTCCAAATTTATCATATACTGGAGTTGAACCAGATGTACCAGAGAATGATGCTGCTACGGCAACATTTGAAGAATCAGGATCTGATAGTACATCAACAAAAGATGTTGGTGGAGTAAATGTGTTTCCTACTCCTGATCCTGAGGAATTGTATTTTGCTTTAGTATAGATCCTAAAATCTTGAATATATCCATAATGAGGAGCATTAGTATCATCATACGTACTGATCCGAAGTGGTCTCACACCAGAATATGAAGGACTTGCTGTAAATGTAGTTACACCAACACCATCTCTATAAAGTCTAAAGGTTGATCCTTTTTTCTCTACTGCTAAATGAACCCAAGTGTCATTCGCAACAGCACCGAATGATTGTGCGCTGGCAGTATTCCAAGATCCTGAAGCAGTTGTAGAATAATAATACCAAGTACCGCTAGTCCTATAAATTAAATGATCTGAGTAGCCATTTCCATATCCACCAGCACTTATAACATGTCTGCTTCCAGCATCTAAAGCATTAAACCAACCTTCAATGGTAAAGTCTCCAGTTCCAAGATTGGAAAGAGGATTTGTATTAAGTTTTAATGTACCTGCATTATTGAAGAATACGCTAGATCCACCATATGCCGAAGAAGCAGCAGAAACGGCAATACCACCAGAAACAACATCAAAATCTACATCAGTCACAGACGTTGTAGCATGTCCAACCGTATAGGTGGAAAAATCTGTAGTTATTCCAACTAAATTATCACTTCCAGCTAAAATAATTTTTCCAGATGAAGAAATTCCTACAGATGTAATATTACCTGCCGTTACCTCACTTACACTAGAAGACTCCCAATCCACACCATTTGTGGAGATTCCTGACGTTCCAGCAGAATCAAACAAAACATATTTACCACCAGTAGAAATTCCAGAAATAATATTGTTTGTACCAAAAATATTATAAATTACTGTTCCTATTCCACTTGATGTTAGATTGTTGACTGATTTATATGATTCTCTCTTGAAATTACGAATATTTTCTAAGTTCGTTCCAAATCCAACAAATCCTCTATCACCGTATAAAACATATCCATCTGGTCCTTTTAGTGTTCCATTTAAAGGTTTATGGGTGTAAATTACATCGGTCGATGAATATTGATTAGTAATAACATCTCCATATTCATAATATGGAACTTCATTCAATAATGCTCCTGTTGTTCCAACTCCAGCTTGAGCAAAAACAAGTCCAGTAACATCATATGTAAAATCAGTATTTGGAGATGCATATTGAAGTCCACCAGTACTCCACAAGTATCTTGAATCAATAGAGAATCTATAATATGTCGATGTGTCCAGTGATTCTGTGGTATATGTATCTAGAGTTCCAGCAAGTGTTGCTGCCATATCATCAAAGGAAAATTCCATGCTATTGGTCCAAAGATTATTACCGACTAATTTAAATGTATGAATACCAACAACAGCAGGTTTAAAATATCCTTCTATTCTAGCACTTTTTATCCATGGACCTCTTCCAGTTTGTTGTTGAGAAATTTGATCATACAATAGATATGGACTAGTGCTAATTGGAAATTGCAAACTATGGACATAGGATTTTCCAGAGAAAGCCCTATCAGTAACTCCAAATCCAGAAACACTACGGTATCTATCATCC